GATCGCACCAAGACTACCTTATTGTAAGGTGTCAAAGGATCTAGCACCTGTTTCAATGCCATATAGAGGGTGATGAATGTCTTGCCTGTTCCTGCTGCACCGTAAAGAAATAGGTTCTTCCCTTCATTGTAGTGAGCAAATGCAGTAGTCTGATTTGGTGTGATGGGTTCGATAGGAACCATCATGTCAGAGTTATATGGTTTTTTCCTACGTAATTGCTTTGCTGTCATACCAGCACCTACACTGACTGACATTTTCTTTTTGCGTGGCATTAGAAGTGTACTGTTTTTTGTGGTTTTACTTTTGATCCTGGTACTTGTGCTACCTTTGATAACACCTCGTTCCATCCACCATCTGTTCTACTGTAAGCATCTCCTGTGCCACTAACGGTACCTGCTGCACCCTGTGACCAATCTTTATCCCAATCAGGGTTATCCTTTCTCCACTGATCATACTCTTTCATAGACATGGATAACTCTTTGGTTTCTCCCGTCTTCAAATTCTTTATTGGGTATGTTGGCATGTGTTTTTGTAAGTGATTTATTTATAGGTATTAATTACCTTTCGTTTAGTCTGCTCTTGAATAGCAGCACTGAAATGAAGAGGTTTACAAGTACACATATTGCATACTCTTTCAGGTAGTGTACTCTTTGCACAGAACTTTGTCAACTCATCATCAGAACAATCTACTGGTAGACCATCTACAATATATTCCTGCCACTCATCTGCATTCTCCTGCTCTGTAACTGACAAAAGTTCCTTTAGGAAAGCAGTGTTAGGACACTTCCATAGTTTACCATTGTATAATTGAGAGTTAGAACATGAACAAACTTTGAAACTTTTTGCAGGGTTATTTTGATTGTAAGGATATACTTTACCATCTCTCTTCTTTATACTATTGAACCACCTATCCTGTCCAGTATGGTGTTCGGTGACCAATACCTTAGGGTGATTGAATTCTCTTATAATATCTACAATGTGTGGTAAGTGCACACTGACTCTAAGATATACTCTTGGATCTTCTAACGCTTTTCTAATCCAGCTTTCATTTTGTAGGAGAAGTAAAGCATTGGTGTAAAGATAGACAGGAGAATCAGTATATGATCTGCATGCATTGACAATTTCCTCGCATCTAGGATTGAGTAGAGGTTCACCACCTATGATGGATACTCTACCTATATTTACTCTTGGTAATATAACCTCTATATCTTTTAGTAACAAATCTGTATCTAATTTACTGGTAGGTGCAAAATAATTACTAAAATGATTACATCCTTTACATTGTAAGTTACATCCTATGGTAGAACTGATGTCTAATATGTCTAGTTTAGGTCTCATAATACGCTAGATATGCTGCACCCATAGCAGTTCCACCATCGTGAGCAATAGGTTCGACATAGAAATTTATATGGGGGTACATTTTTTGTATCTTATAGTTAGCAACACAATTTAAGAAGCAACCACCAGACAAACATACATCTCCTGTTGTCATCTCTATTAGTTCTCTATATCTTCTCTCCCATTTTTTTTGTATGCTAGAGGCAGGGTCATGATTGTACGCACTCAAACCCATTACCTTTCCTGCATCTCTGTAGTCCCAATCATATGTCTTAGCAGTCTCTTCAAATAATCTACCAATACCTACGAACTCAGGTGAGAAGTATTTTTTATGTATCTCTACGAATGTGGGTGCTACGAAAATAGATTCTATCTCTAGTCCTTCTCTTGTCTTAGAACCATTAGAGTCTACAACCACACAAGATGCTTCAGTAAACCCAGAATTATAGAAAGCACATGCAGCATGAGTTAGATGATGCATAGATCTATAGTCATACAGTTTAGCGTTAGGATATTTCTTTTTTATATTTGATATATCTTTTATATTATCTAATCTTTTATCACCTTGAGTCCAGAATGAGTCAGTCAAGGCTATGTGTTCAATTCCTTCTGGTAGATATGGTAACAAGGAACTGACTTTATGATCCCACTTGCTCCTTGTTACTCTTTCTGACTCCAGATATAATTTTGGTTTACCATACTCTAATAAACATACCGACCCGTTGTTTGATAGGTTGAACCCTACAACCCATTTTTTTGCCGGAGTTTTTTTTTCAGTTTCTGGTAAACTAAAAGTCATTTTTGCCTGAGCTTATGCACCTCAGGGAAGTAAAGATAATCTATTGCACTATCCTCAAAGGTTTTGATTGCATCCTCAGGTGTCTCCACCAGAGGTTCTCCTGCCATGTTGAATGATGTGTTGAATAACATAGGCACATCAGTAATCTGATAGAAAGCATCAATCAATTGATAGTAATTTAGATTGTCTTTCATGTCAACAGTTTGTACCCTACAAGTCTTATCTACATGTAATACAGCAGGGATTTTATCATGTGCATGTGGTAAAGCATCTACAGCATACATCATGAAAGGAGACTCATCGAGTCCTGCCATATCAAACCACTTGTGTGCATGAGGTAGTAGCACACTGCCAGCGAATGGTCTAAAGGACTCTCTTCTTTTGATCAAATTAATCTTGTCTTTACCGTCAGGGTCTCTTGGATCATACAAGATAGATCTATTACCTAATGCTCTGGGTCCTGCTTCTGACCGTCCTTGAAAGATGGCAACGCTATTCCTATCTGCCAAAAGTTGTGCTACTTGATAGGAAGTAACGGTGTCACCTTCTATATTCTGAAGGTCGTAAGTAGGTCCAAAGTAAAGGGTTTCAATCATTGTGTTTGTGTTGAGGGTAATCTTTTTCTTGTGCCTTTATAGACATGATAGGTCTTTCTCCACCACCTTCATGTCCATGAGCGATACCAAGTTCATGCATCCTAGCATGTTCCTTGATCTCATCTCTCAATCCTTCTCCACCTTTACCAAAGGTTTTGTATATACCATAGATGATAAGAGCAAAGACAACAAGTCCTATAAAAACTAAGAACCCTGTCTCAGGTTGGAGTTCAAGGTGTGGTATCAATGTCTCTTGACATTTCTTTATCTTCTCAGGATCATCCCATGTGCCTGGTAATGTGTACACAGGAGGGCATGCTGCAAATAATTTTACCATGTTTTAGCGTGTGTGTTTACTTCAACGGGAGTGTCACTCTCAATGTGATTGTGATCTATTGTATCTATATGAGCATGTTCAATGTTCAAATGCTCAAGTGCTTGTGCAATTCTTTCAAGTGCAACAGCGATACGATTTGTGTCAATTGGGTTCATAATATCCAAGAAGGTTTACGAGATGGGTCACGCAAATAATTGTCTGCGACCCAAGGTTTAGAGGCAATGTAACGTTTGTAGGCAGTAAAGATGTCAATAGTTTTGTCATGCTTGAACTGGTCAGGACCTGCAAAGGTGAATGACTCTGGTGTATTGTGATAACCAAACGGTATGATACTCTTTGCTTCTTCTAACGTTCTCTGACAACTATGTATCTTGTTATATCTGTGGGTGTATTCCTGACACAGTCCTATACCATGAGCAACTAACCACCATGTATTGATGAGTGATTGGTTTGCCCAGATAGTACAAGGGTGGTTATGAAACGCACCTTTAGATGTTTTGTATGGTTCACCATTGATACGATGTATCTCACCATAACCGTGACCCCACTTCTCAGAGCACACAATAGAAAGCATTTGACATGTCTCTAGTGGCATCTTGACTATGTGTTTGTCAGGTAATACTTGTGCCGATACAACAGGTGATGGATCAGTTACGAAAATGTTCATAGTATGCAAGTAATGCTGAACCTATTGCTAGACCACCATCATAAGAGAGTGGGTCTGCATATAGATTTACATCTACATTTTTTATGATAGCGTTATTTGCTACACAATTCAAGAAAAAACCACCAGTTACACACACATTCTTATTATTTGTTAGATTTATTGCCATCGCTACCATGTATATTGCATGTTTTTCTGCTGATTTTTGTAAATTATATGCTAGGTCTACTGGTTTTTGATTACCATAGTATCCTGTACTATCTCCCTTCGCATATAATTCTTTGCTACAAAGACTATGACCATACTCTTCATTGAATAGATCAACACGTCCAGATCCATATGATGACAGTCCCATTGTCTTCCCTGCATCTAACTCATCAAACCCACACTCTCTTGAGACCCTTCTATATGCCTGTCCAACGCTAGTCCTATCACTATAGAGTATGAAACCATCTGTATTCTCACTATTACATTGCTCACCTTCCATGAACAGTTCCTGTGTATTCATTGATTCCCAATATGGTTTCCCTAATTTTTTACATTCATATTCACTCCAGAAAGTAGAGTAATGTTTGAACACAGGATTAAAGTTATCAAATATACTTTCAATCTCACAAAATCTAAGGTTATTGTGATCATGAACTGATCCTTTACCGTCCATTACTAAGACAGCACAGTCATCAAATGGTGATCCGTAACGTGCGTTAGCAGCATGACACTCATGATGTCTCTGTCTGTAATCTAGTATCGGTATGTTCTTACTTCTTATGACTTTACAAACTGCTTCCTTCTCCTTAGTTCTCTGTAAAAACTTCTTAGGATAATACTTTGTATAACAATCACATATAGCAACAGCATCTACTCCATCAAGGTATTTTTCTACCAAAAATTTTGCACCACGATCCCTTTTGGTTCTACTGAGTCTTTCTTCTTCAAGATAGAACTCAACCTCACCGTCATTTATGATAGCGAGAGAACCATTCTTAGATAAATTTACTCCAGCAATCCGTGTTCCCAACCTAGTGCCTCTGCAACGGCAGGGAATTGTCCCGCAAAAATACAGGCACATTCCCTAGCGATCTCCATGTGTTCCTTTTGAGTTCCGTGTGCAGACCTTAAGTTTATGTAGTGAATCCAGGACCGACAAGACCCTGTCATGTAAAGTTTTGTAGGTGTTGCTAGTGGTAAAACAAACCTTGCACACTCTTTTGCAACACCCTCCTCTAGCATCTGATGATACAGTGCCTCTGCTGAACTGAACAAAGTTTTTATTTGTAATTCTAACTTCTGTTTTACAAACTCATCCAAGTCATCAGTAGAATTCTGACGATTCTTTACGTCTTGTCTTCTTAGATGTGGTATAGGAATCTCTCCTAGATGATCAGTCTGTGCATAGCGTTGACTGAATTCTTGAAACGTGAATGACCTATGCCTTAGAATCTGTGCTGCAATAGCACGTGTAGTCCCTATCTCTAAAGTCATTGTTGCCTGTTCAAAAACTGACCAGTGATTGTGCTTGATACAATACTTCAGTAAACCAGCATACTTTTCATTCTCCTGATTAGATGGGTTAGATACTCTGGCAATGTATGCCATAGTTTTCTCTGCATCAGGAGTGATGCTTACTAATTTGACGTTCATATGTCCTCTATTTGATCACCATAATCCACTTCAACTGGATCTAGGTCATCGTATTTATAGGACTGTTCGTCACTCCATACCTCTGCCTTGAGTGCAGATAGTAGCATCTCCAAGTCGGAGACTATAATTTTCAGTTTGTCTCTATCCATGACAAAATTATAGCATAAAAAAAGGAGGGTGCAAGACCCTCCCAATAGACAAGCAGTAAAGTTAACTTTTTGAAGCGAACTTACGTTCTACTTTGATACCACGATACATTAGATCATGATTTCTTTGCCTGTCTGCTTCCGCAATTACTCTTGCGTTGTACTCTTCGGTGTCGTACTCGACACCACGGTATGTGACTGTTGCCATCGGTTTTCTCCTGTAGGATGAGGTTGTTTAGACCGTTCCTTCAGTCGGCATTTGCGTCCCAACAACTAGGAGTTGCTTCTCTTACATAAAGAATCAATTCCGTTTTCTCGTACTCGCTCAACAAGTTGTCCTTAATTATCTGATCAATTAGAGCAGATGCTTGAGAACATTCAAGAGAAGCATAAAGTAACAAGTGTAGTATCATGGGATGAACGAACCCGTTCCGTGTCGGCTTACTTGCGTCACCCGAAGGTGATGAACGTAATGTCATGATACCATGACGAAATTATTTAGTCAAGTGATTTAGTATCGGTTGCTACATTTTTTCTTTTCACACCACAATAATCTGAACAAATATGAGGTCTCTTATTCCATGACTCTACAAGTGTACACTGGAATAATGGCGTGTTCAATATATCCTCAAGTGAATTATGTTTTAAAGATAAAGATTTCAACCCACCCTGATTTTCTATGAGTGGAATCATACTATCGTAAAATACTTTCTGCATATACTCAGCACCGACTCCTTTGTTAGGATTGTTTATGTCCCTGTAGATAGCAGGGGAATCTATATCGCCATGAACATAGTAGTCAGGATAGAAAAAGCGTAGTCTACTCTGGTGGAAACAGCAAGCATGAACAATACCACGACTGTCTATCCTAAGTTGACCAGGATTCTTTATACCATGACCATACCTACAATCAATCTCTGTGTCCTCTGCTGCGGGTGGTTGCTGGAACACATGACCATCAACACCCTCTAGTTTATGTACCACTCCCTTGTATTCATATGTAAATGTACCATCTCCCTTACCACTAGCATCATATAGGTCGTTTACATTAGTATGTCTGAAGTCTTTGAATCCCATCAGTCTACTAAGATTTCTACATCGTTTGATTTGATGTTGGTTGTGTTTGAATACTAGCATCCTCCAGACAGCAGGACCTCCTGCCTTTATAAATGCTCTAGCACTGTCTATAACTTTGTTGTAATCTACACCTACTCTGTACTGTTGTAGAGTATCTGTCAAACCATCTATGGAAAAGATAAGAAAACTGTCTCTGTGTGATGATGCCATGAGAGCACCCAGTCTACCCCAGAACTCTTGGTCTCGTGTACCACCATTGGTACTCATCTGGAAGACTATACTACTGTTAGCATTGAGAGTATAAGAATATATGTCTAATAAATCCTCATTCAATGAGGGTTCACCGAATGATCCTTGAAAATATATCAGTTCTGTCTTTCTAAGAGTCTCGATAGGAAACCATCTCTTCCAATCAGCGAGTGATATGGAAGAGCGATTCATAGATGGGTCTGGTTTCAAGACCGCTACCTCATCATTGTATGAGGTTTTATGTCTAGCACATAAAGGACACTTGGAGTTGCAATGATCTGTCAGATCAATTAGGAACTTCACCTATCCTTCCAAACTATCTCCGGATATGCTTTCTCTACTACGTTTCTAGTGATACGATACTTGCTTTGTAGTTCTTTATCTTTCACTAGAACTAATACCTCTGCCTCGTCCTTATGTAATGCCTCTAACATCTGGACTAACATTGTCTCACGCTTCATCTGAGATATTCTATTGTTACCACCTCTTATAAAATTGTAGAGTGATTTCCACTCATGAATCAAACGTGTGTGTCCTCCGTCAACTCCTACAGGAGCATCATTAGGTTTGTAAGGGACATCTCCCTCAGGAATAGCACTTCTGATTGCTTTATCAAAGTTCCAGATCAAACATGCTTTTACATCATCTCTCTTGTACTTTGTAAGTACTTCTACTTTTTTCTCAACAGTTTTAGCACCATGAGCTGCTCTGAGTATCTCAGAAACAAGAGGATTAGGTGGTAGTTTTGCCATAATTAGTCTTCAAGATCATCTAGTTCGGGTTTGCCATTCTCAAATCGAAAGGCGATCAATTCATCAGCAATGGGGTTACCATTTTCGTCAAACATCTCAGGATGAGTGTACTGAGGTGTCACGTCATGTATATATGCACGTAACAAGTAACCAATCACAAGAGATACTCCTATCGCTAGGATGAGCACAGTCACACTGAGGGCAATGATAACTGCTGTAATGTTTAGATCCATTTGTTTATGTCTCCCTGTGTATATGTAGGGAGATTCTTATACCCCATAATAGCACAGAAAATACAGGTTTTCTTTTTCTGTTCCTTGTGAGAAGGAAAACAGAACCTTTGTTCAGATCATCTTTAGATCTTGGAGATGATGTAGTGTGTCCTTGCATCCGCCTATGTGTTTGTTGTCAATTTGAACTTGTGGGAAGGTAGCACCCTCCTCAAACTCCTCATAAAACTGGTGTCTAGTAAAGTCTCTATCCAGTTTGTATTCAGTCACGCTTATGTTAGTAGCAGCAAAGAGTTGCTTGACTCTCTCACACCACTGACAATTATCTCTAGACCATAGAACTGCTTTCATGAATTCATTTGTACTATGTTTCCTGCAACAACAAACCTGTCATTGCCTTCTACCATCTTATCAACACCATGTGGTGCATAGGATGGATAAAATATTATATCATTTGTTCTTTGTGTATCAGGGTATACTTTCTGATCTCCTAACATAAAATAGAAGCACTTTTGTTCTGGAACATCAACGAAATGTACCCAAGAAACCAGTTGACTAGGATGTTTATAATGATTATGAACATCAATAATCGCACTGAGTTCTCTTGTATATAGTTGACCCCAAATGCTGCTGTAACTGAATATAGATTTACTATTATACACTCCAATTTTTTGTAAAACTTCCTTCAATTTTGGTATGTAAAGTTGAAGTAGTTCTTTATCTACAAAGTTACCATCCACTGTGTTAGCAGTGTTGTTAGGGTTCCTATGGTAACCTGTGTAATGTTGACCCCAATCAGGATCACCCTTCAAAAAGTAAGGGTCTCTGTATTTTTTCTTCAAATTTTTGACAGTACTATCCGTCAGGACAAACTGTTCCGTCCATAATATCATAACAAAGTTTTATTATCTTAGCTCGATGGATAAGAACCAGTGATGGTCTTCTGCTTCTCCATGTAATCTCTGTCTGCTAGGACTGCTTTCTTCGCCAACTCCTGCTTTCTCCAGTAGTCGATCCTCTCATCAAATGCAGTTCTATCAATCTTTTTTAGAATTCTCTCTCTAAATCTCCACTGTGGATTAGACCCTGATGTATCAAGAGCAGTAGCATCAGCAGCATTAGAAATTACACCGTCTTTTTCTTTAAGTGTGTTGCTAACAGAGCTATCAAACTCTGCGTTTCTTGCTATAGACATCTGTTATCTGTTTGTTTCTACACTTATTTATAAGATTTATCATAAGATGGAGGAATGTGATGATCATTCCAGTGCCTTATATTACCACCAACAATAAAACAGTTGGTGATAATAAGTTGGAGAAAGATAAAGGTTCTAATCATTGCTATGACATCTGCTTCCCTGTCGGTCTTGCCAGATTTTTCTCCCAGTGCCTTTGCCCAGATTCTCCAAATTTTTCTCATCCGTATGTTGCTACGTTGTAGTGCCTACGAACAGGAGGATAAGGATTCTTCTTTACTCTTGCCTTCATGTAAATGCGAAGGAGTTTTTCAGTTGTTAGTGTCATCATAATAATTTAGCATAAAAAAAGACCCCTGTAAAGAGGTCTAACATATCGAAGCAATAACAAAAGGAGAGAAGACCCAGAAGGGTCTTCTTATGTTATAACGAAAAGGGGAAGGAAGGATTACTTTCGTACCGACATGAACAGGGAATCGCTAGAGCGAAAATTTGTACTGTTCAACTCAAGTTCCTCTGGTAAAGGTTCACCTCCTTTAGGGAGGGCGAGTACCACCTCTAACTTGATGCATTACCCCGCCAAATTCCAACAGGGTTATTCTGCCACTTCCATGAGCAATGATCAGTCGCTCATCAATATTTATAATACTACCAGTCTTCTTCCGTGTCAAGTGTTTCATCCTTAAAGTTAGCATTTGCACAATATCCATGAACATCAATCTCCATTTTATAGTGAGCATGAGTATGAACTACCTGTATAAGAACAAGAGAACCCACCAGTATAAAATTACATACAGTCAATGGGTGAGTGATTGCATTGATTATTTTTTTCATAGAGATATATTAGCATAAAAAAAGACCCCTGCAATGCAGAGGTCTGATCCATCTCGAACAGAGATATTTATCCGATAGCGGGTGCTGAAAGAGCAACAGTTGAAGACTCTGCACATGCTAAGTCTAGTGGGAAGTTGTGTGCATTTCTTTCATGCATTACTTCCATACCTAGGTTAGCTCTGTTTAGAACATCTCCCCATGTAGGAACAATCTTTCCATTAGCATCAACTACAGACTGGTTAAAGTTGAAACCGTTGAGGTTGAATGCCATTGTACAGATTCCCATAGAGGTCAACCATACACATACTACAGGGAATACTGCTAGGAAGAAGTGTAAACTTCTTGAGTTATTGAAAGAAGCATATTGGAATATGAGTCTTCCGAAGTAACCGTGTGCAGCAACGATGTTGTATGTCTCTTCTTCTTGTCCGAACTTGTAACCATAGTTCTGTGATGTAAGACCAGAAGTCTCTCTAATCAAAGATGAAGTTACGAGTGAACCATGCATAGCAGAGAATAATGCTCCTCCGAACATACCTGCTACTCCTGCCATATGGAAAGGATGCATCAAGATGTTATGTTCTGCTTGGAATACAAACATGAAGTTGAATGTACCACTGATACCTAAAGGCATACCGTCTGAGAATGAACCCTGACCGAATGGGTATACAAGGAACACAGCGAAAGCAGCAGATACAGGAGCTGAGTATGCTACGCAGATCCATGGTCTCATACCTAAACGATATGATAGTTCCCACTGTCTTCCCATGTATGCAGAGATACCAATTAGGAAGTGGAAGATTACCAACTGATAAGGACCACCGTTATACAACCACTCATCTAGAGTAGCAGCTTCCCATATAGGGTAGAAGTGTAATCCAATAGCGTTGGATGATGGAACGACAGCACCAGAGATGATGTTGTTACCAAAGAGTAGAGATCCAGCAACTGGTTCTCTGATTCCGTCGATGTCGACAGGAGGTGCAGCGATGAATGCTACGATGAAACAAGCAGCAGCAGTTAGTAAGCATGGGATCATTAGAACACCAAACCAACCAACGTACAAGCGATTGTCAGTGGAGGTTACCCACTCACAAAACTCGTCCCATCCAGATAGCAAACCACCACGCTTACGTGAAATAGTTGTCATTTGAAAATGAGTGCGGGTATATGAAGGGTATAAAAAGACTTGATTTATTCTCCCTATAGGTCTTGGTTTGAGGGGAGCAAGATGGTGAGGAAATCATCACCTGTGTTATTTATTATAACAAAATGTTACGGGTATGTCAACTCTGTATTGGTAATTTGGGTTGAAGTACATTTCTATCCACAAACTCATTGAAGTTGAAGCGAGCAATGATTGGATGTAACCCAGTTATAGGGCGTAAGGCATTGAGTAACTCCTTCTTCTGTCTCCATTGTTGTCTATGTCCATTCTGTGGATGAAGTTTCTTTCTATACTTCTTTCCTCTACTACCAAATAGTATTCCACATGAACCAGGATAATGATTGGTTCTTTTCATATTATTTTCATCAATGTATACTTCCTTTCTTATCCATCCATCCTCAATAATATTCAGTTCAGTCTGGTTCAACTGTCTTGCTGTGTCGAATGATATTTGATCTCTATTAGTGCCAATCAATGAGTACTTCCACCACAAATCACCAAAATTATACATGTCCTGATCTAATACTCTCCATATAGATGCCAATACGGGACTGCAATACTCTTTGAAATTATATCCTACGTCTTTTATAGTTTTTGATATCTCTATCGCCTCATCAAAAGTGCACATAGATGGTAGGAAACTTTCTAGTATCTCCTCATAGTAATTGAATTTTTCACAGTGTCTCATGATAGTGAACCTATGCTCACTCAGATATTCCTTACACTTTTTGACATACTCAGGTGTCATCACATAGCAACCATCTAACCATACAGTCTTAGTACCATAAGGAAATACTTTATGAGGATTGATCTTAACATATGCTGACCTTCTCCTATGACATGGGTGATCACATGGTATCTCTCTAAACTCCCAAGGTCCTTTCCTCTTTACAGTATTGTCAGTGAACATAACATACTTGATATCAGGATCATAGTAATGCTCATCAGGTATCTCATCATACCCATTCGTTATGCAACTGTATATTACTATCCTAGAATCCATTTACCACCTTCAACTTAGGATCATTTCTTTTCCAATAACCTGACCTATCACCAAACAACCATTGTCCAGTCTCTTTGATAATAGCAGCACGGTATCTCATCTTCATACTAAGATTAGTTATCTTTGATAATTTTTCCACAGTATCAGTAGGGTCAATAACTTTTCCACCATATCTACCACCTATATTCTTCCACCATACACCATCTGTAGGGTTTGCATCAGACCATTTATCAACATGAGTTCTACAAGGTGCCCACCCATATTCAACTCCTGATGTTTGTAATGCTACTGATAAAGATACTTGATCCCTTCTTCCACATCTCATATACCACTTCCACCATAACATATTAGGCAACCAATGAGTAGAGTTTCTCCATAGAACTGTACCTAACGGTGAAAAGAATTTAGAAAAATCAAACTCAGTATCTTGCTTCACCTCCTTCGTAAAATTTATTATCTCAAATGAATTTACAAAACCTCTATGAATATACTCAGCACATTCTTCTAAGTATGAATACTTGTGAGGATGTTGCATGAGAAAAAAATTATGTTTATTGAGTATGTACTCACTCACTTCAAAAAATTTATCATTTATTGTATGTAATTTAGATGCGTCAATGTAAACACTCTTGCCATCTATGGGACATAAAATTTTTGGATAACGTGATAGTCTTACTGGATCATCATGTTGATATGGAATGTATCTTAGTTCCCAACCTTCTTGCTCTTCTACAGTGCCATCGTGATAACATATAAAATGCTCACCACTTTTATTGGGTGGTAATTGAAAATAAGAATTAGTAATCGCAGTATAATATTTCATATAATATTATAATATTTCATGTAAAAATCATGGTGTTTATATTTTAAATATAACTTAGGAAGTAGTCCAGTAATTTCATAGAGTTTAGATAGTAATTGATCAACCCTTTGGTATTGTTTTTTATCTCCATGTTGTGGATGCTTTCCTCTTCTTCCTATCTTATTATAAAAACCT